AGGTACTAATTGAAATACATCTAAACTTGTTTGTGCTGCTACGGAATTGTTTGGTTTATATCCTAATGCACGTGCTAAATCAAAAACATTTCCTCGTTCCGTAGCACGTTCTAATAACGATTCTCGCAAATTAGTATCAGCATAAAATGAAAGCACGTCGCCAACATATGATGCCAATTCTATAAACAACATACCAGGCGAAGATTCATTAAAATCTGTGTAAGAGTTTGGAAAATACTGTTTAGTAAATTCAATTAGATTTTTTCGGAATTGTCCGAAATCTTTGCCTAAATATGATACATCTTTTTTTGTTTCCATGCTTACACTATCGATATTGTATTGTCGTTATTTGCATATACAACTATACTGTCAGTACTAAAATTTTCAATATTATATGTTATCGTAATTGAAAGAAGATGCGGAAGTGTTGGATCTTCTTCTGCGGTTACTACATTGATATTTTCTATAGAAATGTATGGCAACCACGTGTTAATTGGATCTACTAGTAGTTCCGAAACATCTTCTTTAATTTGTATGGTATTTGGTTCGAACAACAAATTTAACAAGCTAGTACCATATGATGGTTGCATATATCGTTCGCCAATTCTAGTAAACAACAATGTTTTTAAATTTTCTTTGGCTTGTTCTCGTACCGAATATATAGGTTTGAAAATAGATTCTGCATTAGTGAATTTTACCCCTAATACAATTTCGTTGACAGAATCAACAGCTTGAGCTATATTTTCATAAACAAATGCCATTAATTAGTTTTCTTTTTATTTATTGCTTTCATTAACGCAGAATAATCTCGCGTCATAGCTTGTTGTACGACTGGGTCAACTTCATATACCTTTCCAGTTTCTGGATCTTCCATTACTTTTGGCGCCGATGGGGTCACGCCCATTGCTTCTTTCATGTTTTGTCGCATTGCTCCGAAATTCATAGCATCTTTCGATGTCATGCGAATTTCATCCATACCTTCTGCCATTAACTCTTTAAAGCTATTCATGGCCATAGGTCCTTGTTCCGTTAATGGATCTGTTTCATTTAATACTGATGCCCATTTATTTTCCGTAAATTGTACATTAGATTTTCTTCCAGATTCAGAAACCATTCTTGGAGCAACTCGTACCGTTTCGGTTGTCGAACGTTTTGGTTGTTTCATTTCCGTAATTGTAGATTGTAACCCTTCTCGAAGAATTTCAGTTAATTCTTCTTTAATAACTTCACGCACTGCTGTTTTTAGTGCTTTTATCAATGTTTTTGAATCCATATGTATATTATTTATTATAAATATCAAATTGCGTAAAATATGGTTTATAACCAACTAGAAGAATCTGTCTTAGGGCCATATACGGTTTGATCCGTAGTATCTATGTAATAATCTCCGATTTGACCGATATCAGTCGTAGGAATACCCGATCCATATAAAACTCTAGATGGGGCTTCATTTAAATTGGCAACAACATCAATTTGATTAACGATTAAATCTTGTATAACGTCAAATCTTTGTTGCAAATCTTCATCAGATACATTAACTTTTTTATAAAAATCGCTCGGATATACTTGTTCTAATCTTACCAATGTAATGTTTTCTGATAAAAGTGTGATATCTGGAGAACTAGTTGCTATTCCATTACCGCAAGTATTTGAAATTACGTAATCTGTTTGTGCTATTACATCTAATGTTTTTTCTATAAATCCAACTACTATTTCAATGCTACTAGTTAATACATTTATACATGCACTCGATATCGTTATTATATCTAAAAATGTGTTTAAAAATTGTACTAATGGTCCATTTGGCACTCCTGGTATCATTGGTATTAAAAGTTGTGCATTAGCTGAGGTAGTTGCAAAATTAATTAAAAATCTGAACGCGCCGCTTATGATAGGTACGAATTGAAATATTGATTGAATTTGATTAATAACGGTTTCTAAATTTCGTAACGCATTTTTTAATTGTAAGATATCACCATCATCACAATTAGCATTTGGGGATATAGATAACAATGAATTTTGCAAATCCGTTGTTAGTTTGTTTAATTCTTCAGTTTTTTCATTTATTAATGGTTGAACGGAATCTAGTATACGTGCCGGTATTTGCGAAATTTGATTGTATGGAAATAATGATGCCATTGTTAATACGTATCCTGTTGAATGTTATTATTTTTTAATTTATTTAGTTCCGTTTGATACTTGCTAAAAAATGTAGCATCTGAAATAATTATTGGAGCTCCGTTACTATCACGCAAAGACGTTGACATTACTTGTAAAAATAGATTAAATAAATTTTCTACCGCAGTACTATGTAATCCTGGTTCTTTTTCTTTTTTAACGCCTATAGATATAACGGGCGCATTTAATTCAACAGCTTGTTGAGAATCTAATACTACTACATCCGTTTTGGCTTTAAGTGTGATTCGTTCAGCTACTCCAATAAATTGCGATCTAGAGAATGCAGTTTCCCCGTGTTTAGATTGACGTATTGTATTATTTAATCTAAAATCTGGTAATGTTTGTGTACTAGTTAAATACAAAGATGCATCATCTTGTTGAATGTTTTCCGTTACAAATTTTCGGTTAGGTTGATTTTTACGACCATTCGATAAAATGATAATGGGTTGTGTAGTTAAATGATCTTCCGAAGTTTCTCCGCGCCACGATGCGGGAATGCTATATACACCCCCAGGTCTAATAGTATTGGAAAATCGTATGCTATTACCCGTACGACCTTCTAATATAAAATCGCCTTCATATGGTTGTAACGGAGAAACAGATTTAAATTGAAATGTTTTACCTGGTTTTATTTGCAAAGAAATTTCATTTGCAGTTCTGTCAGATATACCAGGTAATAAATTAGCATTCATTGATGACTGTACATCGACTGCAGATAAATAAAACCAAGATTCTCTTCTTTTAGTTGGAGTAGAATCTTGATTAAACGTTCTATAAATTAAAACAAATTCGCCTACTAAAGGAATTCGTTTCATGTTCATATTAACAGGCCTGGCTAAAAATGGTTTTTCATTAAAATAGCTATTACATGACCTAACTCGTAATGCAAACAATTTGTTAACATTCCCATCTGATTGAGATGGATCTATGTATTGATATGTATAATCATATTCTAATACTTCTGCTACGTCAAACTGAATGTTACGTTGTTCCATTTACATCCTTTGACAATTTAGATTTTGCATCGGCAATTTTTTGATGTAAAACGACGTCTTCTTCTTGTATTCTATCTATCTCATCTTCTAATTCACTATTCAATGTAGCTTCGGCAACTTTAAGTAATTGTTGTTTTTCTTCATCACTTAATAATCCATCCGCTCCGGATATAGTTTGTTTGGTAGAAATGTATCTTTGGACAATAGCTGTTAATTTGACTAAATGATCATCATTTTTAACAGCTACATCCAAATATTCTTTGATAAGGGGTACAATGATAGTAGCATCCGATGCATTACGGATAAGTGGTTGTAATTGAGCAATCAGCTGATTGATTTGTCTATCTTTCTTTTTGGAATTGTGATAAACATCGGACATTAAATCTGCAAAGCTAGTACCTTTGAATAATTCATCATTCTTGTCCATATCATAAATCCTTTATAAATAAATATCAAAAAGGCAGTTTTACGAAGTTTTGTTGTTCATACTCTTTGAAGTTGTCTTCATAAAGTTGTTTTAGTATTTTAACTACTCGAGTTACCGAATTTGTTTGTGATGCATCTAATCCAGTACGTTCTCTAATTAATATGTATAAACGTTTTTTGTTAAAGTCTTCAACGTGTTCTCGATTTTCAAAAATATGAAGAATAGAATCAGCTACGTGTATATCCGTTGGATTGGTAAAAATAAAATTTAAATTGTTGTAACAATAATCAACATAACCATCCATGAAATATTCTAAAACTTCGCGCATTTCTTCGTTATGCATTTCCGTAAGAACATTTCGTTGTTCATCAATATCCAATTCTTGCGTAGCTGCTTTAAGCTTCTTATAAGCTTTTTCATTTTCGCCTATTAAATAATTGTATGACGTTCTTGTGTAATATGAATATGCTTTACCCGCGTCTGGATTAAATTTAGATAAACGTTCCGTTAAAAATGTAACTAAATCCGTTTGAAGATCTGTAAATGTAGAATCAATGTAAGTAGGTTTAATGGTATTAATCAAATTCTCTGCCATTTTCATAAATGCTGGATAAATGAAACGACGGTATATTTTTTCTCGAGTTATTGATTTTTCGGTTTTATTGTATGCCAATATTGCTATTTCCGTAATCTTAGTAAAATAAACATTACTTTTCTTCTTGCGCTTCGCCATCAAATTCTTCTTTAAGTTGCGTAATTACTTCATTTAATAATTGAAATGTAGTTCCAGCTTCGTCATCTTTTTCAAATGCACCCAATCGGTCAATTTTTTGCATAACTTCGTATGATTCCGAAATTTTAGAATACATGTAAAGATTTGTTACTTCTAAATTTTCTTCATATGTTTGCATTTCTTCGATGTATTCTTGTGCTTCGGCTAATGTACCGGCTAAAAACCACATACGATACGCAAAAAAGATGCTTGTTCCTAGCAATAAACTGCTAATAATTATTAATGCTATCATGATTAGTCTTGATTAAATGCACTAAAAATATCCGTTAATGTCTTTTCAACATCTGGATTATTTTCAGCTAAATTCTTAAGTCCATTGCTTTTAGTTACTTTGCTTTTTTCAGTAACTGGTTTTGGAGTTGAATTGTCTCGGTTTCTCCATCGTTCATATTCAATTTGTGCTGCCATATGATCTGCATGATGCAATAATACCGGTAAATTGGTTTTTAATTTAGCTTGTGCGGATCTAGCAACAAAATACGGTTTATTTGCATCATCATACATTCCATCATGAATCTTAATTGCTTGATATTCGTTCCAAGACATTTTAACATCATACGCTTGTAGCAACCAAATAGAAAGATCCGGTACCATTGTAAACGGAATGTTTTCATTGTGACGATACATTTTATTTTGATTCTTACGGTGCCAATCTGAAGTTTCTATTTGATATACTTCATTGCCTTCGCCTGGAAATCCTACTTTACCTAAATCATGATGCATTGCCGCAAATATCATTTCTTCTTCAGTATAACCAGACATATCAGAACCCATTGACTTCCAAGTTATGTATAATGCTTTTGTGCAATCAATAACTCGAAGTATGTGGTCTACATAACCTCCAGCAAATGCATTGTGAAAATGTGCTACGGAAGATGCCGGCATCATTGCAATACGATCTTCGA